ATTCTGGGGTGCAGTCTGCCAAATCATCATCTCCACCTTTGCGAGTGCTCTGGTGTTAATGCTCGCCGTTCGCTTTCAGTGGCAAATCACCGGCACAGCAGCAGTTTGTGGGATATCGGCGTGGTCTGGCGTGGCTGTAGTGACGCTGTTTGAAAAGAAACTGCTGGCTCGCCTGGGTAGCAAAGCGATGAAGGACTGAATAACGTCCAGGATCCCAACTCGATGACAGCACGCTCCCCCATTTAAAAGGTACTTCCTGAGACTTTAAAACACCGAGGGGCGTAAGACGCGCAAAACCCAACTATTTATGAAAATTTCCCACGAAAACCCATGTCGGTGTCGTTCTTATCTAACTCATTGTTTTTAATTGCTTGTTTTGTTTTTAAATACGACATCTAGCTTGTGTATTTCATCAATGTAGAGGGTGATCATGTCGGCCTGTCTTTTTGTTGAATGATTGTTAAATTTTATGTGGCCAAGCAGGTGATTTCATGAACGTTGAAAAAAAAGAGCTTGCAGATATTTTCAAAGTCAACGTCAGGACTATTGAGAGGTGGCAGGCCGAGGGGATGCCGACTGCATTTGCTGGTGGGAATGGCGTCAGTGCTAATTTTGAAACCGCCTCAGTCATTGCGTGGTATGTGAATCGGGATGTTGAAATAGAAACAGAAAGACTCCGGAAAGAAATGGAGACATTGCGCGCAATTGAAGAGTCAGATCTTAAGCCAGGGACGATTGATTATGAGCGTTACCGTCTAACCAAGGCGCAGGCCGATGCGCAAGAGCTGAAGAACATGAAAGATGAGGCTCTGGTCATCGAAACCGAATTTTGCACTTACGCCTTAGTGCGAATGACAAATGATATTGCAGCCATTCTGAACGGTGTACCGTTGGCGGTTCAACGTCGCTTCCCGGATATTAATGAACTGCATCTTGATTTTGTGAAGGCCGAAATTGCCCGCGCCTCTCATATAGCATCGCAGACGGGCGATAAGATTCCGGCCTATCTTGAAGAGTATCTTAACCAACCAGACTGATCGCCTGAAGCGTGCAGCATCAATCGGGCTGCAGGGTATCGCTCAGTCACTTCCTGTGACGCCTGTCGAATGGGCAAACGAGCATTATTATTTACCGAAAGAATCCAGTTACCACACGGGAAAATGGAAAACGCTGTCATTTCAGAACGCCATCATGAACAGCATGGGTAATGATCGGATTCGAATTGTTAATTTCATCAAGTCTGCCCGCGTGGGTTATACCAAAATGCTCCTGGCTGTGATGGCTTATTTCATTGAGCATAAAACCCGTAATTGCCTCATGTTTCAGCCAACGGATGCGGATGCTGAGAACTTTATGAAGTCGCATGTTGAGCCAACTATCCGCGAAATCCCCGCGTTAAAGTTGCTTGCGCCCTGGTACGGCAGGAAACATCGTGACAACACTTTATCCATGAAGCGCTTTTCGCATGGCATGGGGCTTTGGTGTCTTGGCGGTAAGGCTGCCAAAAACTACCGTGAGAAGTCCGTCGATGCGGTGATGTATGACGAGCTGGCAGCCTTTGATGCGGATATAGAAAAAGAGGGCTCACCGACGCAGCTAGGCGATAAACGTATTGAAGGATCTGTCTGGCCAAAGTCTATTCGAGGTTCAACGCCAAAAATAAAAGATAGCTGCCAAATCGAAAAAGCGGCGCGAGAGTCTGATCACATGCTGCGCTTCCACATTCCTTGCCCGCATTGTGGTGAGAAGCAGTTTCTCAAATGGGGTGATGATGAGACTCCGTATGGGTTGAGGTGGGAGCAGGGTAAGCCTGAATCAGTGTATTACCTGTGCGAGCATCATGGTTGCGTCATTTATCAGGCTGAACTCGATCAGACCGATGGCTGGTGGATTTGCGAAAACACAAAAATCACCACCCGTGATGGTCTGGCGTGGTTTGATGTGAATGGAAAAGAAATTCCTGCACCGCGCTCAGTCTCATTCCACATTTGGACCGCATACAGCCCATTTACCACCTGGGTGCAGATTATTTATGACTACCAGGCGGCGCTTAAAGATCCGAACGGCATGAAAGGATTTTGGAATACCACGCTGGGCGAAACATGGAGTGATGCAGTGGGTGAAAAACTCGAACACGACATCTTGTTGGAAAAGGTCGCGGTTTATAAATGCAAGGTTCCAGGGCGTGCTGTTTATCTCACCGCTGGCATTGATTCACAGTTAGATCGCTATGAAATGTATGTTTGGGGGTGGGCGCCGGGTGAGGAGGCTTTCCTTGTCGATAAGCTGATTATTATGGGGCGACATGATGATGAAGCCACCCTGTTGCGCGTAGATGCCGCAATCAATGGGCGCTACGCTTGCGAAGATGGGACTGAGATGTCCATTGGGCGTACTTGCTGGGATACGGGTGGCATTGACCCCTCCATTGTCCATAAACGCTCACGTAAGCATGGCATCTTTCGCGTCATCCCGATCAAGGGGGCCAGCGTCTACGGAAAAACAGTTATCTCCATGCCGCGCACGCGTGGTGAGCATGGTACGTATCTGTGCGAAATCGGTACCGATACCGCCAAAGAAATCCTTTATGCCCGTATGGCGTTACCTCCAGCTGATTATTCAACACCGACCCCAATGGCGATGCATTTCCCTGCAGATAAAGACACCTTCTCTGAAGTGGAGGCGAAGCAGTTGGTTGCCGAGGAGCTCATTGAAAAGTACGAAAAGGGAAAGAGAAAACTACTCTGGGACAACAAAAAACGCCGAAACGAGGCGCTGGATTGCCTTGTCTACGCCTATGCCGCCCTGCGTTTGTCAATGCAGAAATGGCAGTTAGATCTTGATGCCCTAGCTGCGTCAAGGAATGAGAAAACCAGTAACGAACCTGATATGGCTGCTGTTTATGCTGCTCTGGGAGGGTAAATGTTTACATCAGCCATGTTGATAGAGGCCGAGCAGGCACTTCATGCGCTTCAGATCGGAAAAAGAATTGTATCAATATCAAAAGACGGGCGGCAGGTTCAGTACAGTCAGGCAACTATTTCAGAGCTGCGATTTTACATCGATGAAATCAGAACCGCGCTGGGTCTTCCATCCAGACGCTTACCGCCGGCGGGGGTGCGTTTATGACTGCTCCTGTGCTGGTTGACGTTCACGGAAATCCATTAAGTAGTTCGATGGGTTATACCGGCGGTACCACGGGGTTTGGTGGGCAGATGGCGGAATGGTTCCCTCCATCTCAGAGTGCTGATGCAGCATTACTCCCCACGCTGAAAACAGGCAATGCGCGTGCTGATGACCTGGTCCGCAATAATGGGCTGGGTTCAAATATCATCCGGCTTCATCAGGATCATATCGTAGGCCACATGTTTCGTCTGAGTTACCGACCAAACTGGAAATTTCTCGGTATGAGCGAGGCTGATGCTCAGGCATTTGTTGAAGATGTGGAAGCGGCATGGCTGGAGTTTGCTGATTCACCGTACTGCAAAATTGATATCGAAGAGAAACGCACCTTTACCGAATTTATTCGGGAAGGGGTTGGGGTTCATGCCTTTAATGGCGAGGCGTTCGTTCAACCCGTCTGGGAAAACAGTTCAAATAGTCTCTTCCGGACTCGCTTTAAAATGATAAGCCCGAAGCGTATCGAGAACCCGTACAACAGTATGTCTACCGCGACACTCAGAGCTGGTGTGGATATCGATAAGCACGGCAAAGCCATTGCGTACCATGTGCGTGAAGGTGACCCTTATTTTATGGGTACCACCCGTTATCTCCGCATACCTAAAACGATGCGCAGCGGGCGGCCGGGCATGATCCATATATTCCAGCCGACCGAAGATGGCCAGACGCGAGGCGCGAACCGTTTTTACTCCGTCATGGAACGGATGAAAATGCTGGACACGCTTCAGGCTACTCAACTGCAGAGTGTTATCGTCAAGGCAATGTACGCGGCGACCATTGAATCGCAGATGGACACTAAAGAGGCGATGGCGTTTATCGCGGGTGCTGGCGATACAGCGAAGGCATCAGATCCCGTGATGAAAATGCTGCTCGATCAGGCTAAGTATTATACTGGCGTCAACATCAAACTGGGTGGTGTGAAAGTCCCGCACCTTT